GCATCGTAAGCAATAATCTCAACCACATCACTCAGGGATGCGCCAGTGGTCAGCACAACGCTAGTGCCGCTGGTGCTGGTGTAGTCTGTGACAGGCTTTAACAAGACACCGTTTTGATACACATCAAGGTACAAACCATCTGTGTAGCTAAGTGTTTTACTGTCTGCGTCACTACCAGTGAAGGTAGTCTGACCAGCAGTAGCTTGGTAGATGTAACGGTTGCGAACACCGAAGGATGGGGATTTACCTATGTATGCCATTGATTACTCCGATAAAGCTTGTGCTGCTTCTTCTTCTTCTTTTCTTTGTACTGCTGTCTTAACCCATCCTCGTGTAAATGCGTCAGCCACGATAAGTTCACGAGTAGCAGGAATTTGTATACCCTCGTCTAGCGCACGATTAGTGTAGATAGATACGATTTCATCGTTGGCAATGCGGCATCGTTCAGTCACTGCGTTCTCAGCCCATTCGGTCGGAGACAACGCAGCGTATTCTAGACCCTTATACTGGGTGTCTGTCAGTTCGACTTGTATTGTTTGTGTCATTGTTTTTACTCCGTTTAACCTATTAGCTGTCCGTGAAAGCCACCAGAGCCAACACCTATACTCGCAGTGCCGGTAAATGTGTAAGCATCAACATAATCGTTTGCCGTAAGTTGCTTAATTATTGCGCCAGTTTGCCAAGTAAATCCGGGGGGGTTGATTACCTCTACTCGTATAATAGTGCTACCGCCGTTTATTCGTAAATCGACTCCAAAACTAGAGTTGTTTCCAACAGTCATGGTGAAAAGATAACGCCCTGTGACTGGCGCAGTAAATCTTCCGTTTGTGGCGTTAAAATGGTTGCCAATGTTATGTTCTATGGTTGGGTAGTTTACATATACGTTACCAGCCGAAACTGACGGTGCGCCTCCAGCCCTAAAGCTAGGCTGAGATGGCATCGTGACACGGCCTGAACTGTCAATGGTCATACGTTCTGTGCCGTTGGTGGCGAGACCAATGCCGCTGGAATCAACAGTGATATTATCAATGCCCGTATTTGTAATTTTACTAAGTGCCATCTAATTCTCCAAGCAGGGATGACCCCTACGCATTAAGCGTAAGGGCTATCACCAAGTACGTCTGTATCCCAAGCTGCCTTTAGTGCTGCAATGTCTGAAGCATTGTCAATAGCAGTCGCTGCAGGTGCATCACGAAGGGCAGACTTCTTTGCTACAGATGCTGCTTTAGCAGTCGCATCGTCAGCTTCTAGTGCCTTCATGTACACTACGTCTTCTGCATCTAGCAGTGGACCACGAACTTCACGAACCTTGTCCTTGAAGATTGCTTTGGCAGAAGTCATGTCTTCTGAAATGACATTGCCACTCAATGACCATGCACCACGAAAGGCACGGTCAGCAGGGACAGTTGCAGTTGAAGCATCAATCTGATTGCCGTCCTTATCTACGATGTATGTTGTTACAGCCATTGTTTTCTCCTCATGCTGCTAAATCAGTGACGCTGAGTTCTTCAGTTATCTTCCAAGCATTGCGCCACTCACGTGTGCTTGGTAACTGTTCCTTGCGGCAGATAACCATCTTGGGTTTGTTGCCGTTATCCCAATTGCGCCACACATGCTGTGGGCAATCTTTCATAATTAGGTATTCGATAGCTTCTTCTTCAGTCATTGCTGGCATAGGCTCTGTCTCATGTAACAAGAACCCACGAGTGTGCTTCTTGAAATCGGGCATTGCCTCATCCTTTGCCAACTCATGGTATACCCACACAGGTGGTAAGATACCGCCCTGCAAGGCACACGCCATCCAATTCGGGTCAGGCACAAGTATCTTAGCGCACTCGTCTACGCTGTCTTCATAGACAACACGATAGTCTGACTGCACACCGTCTAGGTTTTCTTTTGCCCAGCATAGTCTGTCGAATAGGTGTGTGCCTTTGAATGATGGTGTCTGGGTCATTATGCGAGGTCTCCTAAATGTGCCACATAGTTTCCGAAGTGGTCAAATGATTGACCAGCAGAACTTGCTGATGAACCAACTCCTCCATAATGTGTAATTTGACTTGTTGTCTTAGAAATTAATGTTCCATCACCCGCTATGGCTACTTGAATTTGAAAAGTCGGACCCCTACCGTGATTGTATTCACTAACCCCACTACAAATAGGTGCGTAGTTAGAATTAGAAAAAGATGAGGCAAAACCAACCGTATAGTTTCCCGTACCACCATCTGTTAGACTACTGTTATTTAAGCTGTCACGAGTTGCTACAGTGCCAGTACCATTAAAATTTATCCACGCCTTACTGCTACCATTAACAACGTAACTTGTATCCAGAGAACCTGCGGTGCTGTGTTCAATCTGGTCTGCTATAATTTTTCCAGCCATTATGCGAGGTCTCCGAAAGTGTTAGAGTAGAAGTATCCATCTTCCAACGAATTAGCAGTGATAATCCAACGTGATATTCTGTATAGACCAGCGGTAGAAGTTGTACCGCTAGTCCCAGTAAACATGCCGCATGTTCTGTTTGTTCCACCGTTATCTGCATTGGTGCTGACACTAATATTATATGTTGCGTTGCCCATACTGCTGGCAATGTTTACCGTCCCATTTCCAGTTCCATTGTCCAACCAACTTGTTGTGTTGAATGAGTCAATAATAGCACTTGTCCCTGTGTCGTTTACATAAGACCATTGCTTCGCCAGCCCCTGCTGCAACTGCATAGTCACTGCACCACCTTCACTTGTTACTGTGATGTCACCAGCGGAGGTCTTGCCAGTGAGTTTGTTTACAAGTATCTCACTCATGCTAGGTCTCCGTGATTAATCATATCTACGTCTTGGCAATCTTCTACGGTGTATGTTGCGGTTTGAAAGACATTTTGAAAAATTGTGGTTGTAGTTCTTGCTTTTTCGGGGGCAATTATTCTTCCATAATTACCAGTAGTACCATTCCAGCAAGTTCCTGTGCTTGTGTAACTTATGTCTGACATAGAGTTAACCATTGCGGCAGAAAACTTGCCTGTGGAAATATCCGATATTGACGACACGTTTAGACTTCCATCTATTGTGTTTTCAGTCTTTAAGTCTAAATGACACCACAGCTTCGCCGCACTCTGCTTAGTCAGCGTAACAGGACCGGTGCCATCGCTTGCTGTGATTGTATCTGTTCTTAACTCACTCATGCTATCACCAGATTACCGCCGGTTGTTACCGTCAGCGTTACCCCTGTTGCCACTGTTAGTGGGCCAGCAGCCAATGCGTTTTCGTCTGCGTCAATGGTCGTGTTAGTGTCTAGCTGTTGCTGATGCACACGGAAGATGTCACCACCACCAGAGTTAATCTCACCGTTCTCGCCTTTGAATGTACCGCCACCGCCGCCGCCAGTTGATGTCACAAGGGCTTTACCTTGAAAGTTTACATAGAAGTCATCAGTAGCAACAATGCTGCCTGTCATCGACAAGCTAGTGCCACTTACAGTATAGGCAACAGTAGGTTCCTGACGGACATTGTTTACAAAAACTTCTATCTCCGCAGCATTACCTACGGGATGGTCTAGCGTAAAAGATGTGCCAGTACCACCAGTCAAGTCCTGATAGGCCATTGCTGTGGTTTGTACTGCTGGTGATAAGCCAAGATAAGGCATTATACTTTATCCTTTACGTAATATCAAGATGGCTGAGAACAACGTCTGCAGACGATGCTGTATCTGATTCCACAGTGATTGTATCACCCGGCTCCATAACAACCTTCTGGTCTCCACCAACTACAACTAAAGAACCACCAACTGGAATCGGTGCTGCTTTTACAAGGTGTACATTGTCAACTGCACCGCTAGTACGTCCTGCGCCATTCAGCTTAACGTCTACGGTGATTTGAGTTGTCACGATGTTAGCAATACTCAACCCAATGATGGTGGTTTCTGTGCTTGATGGACAGGTGTATATGGTAGCGGCTGATGCCCCTACTGCAGTATCTGTCTCTGATAAAAATGCATTTGCCATATTTTACTCCGAATGTATACTAATTATACCATAACTGACAGGGTTTGTCAAGTACTTTTTGTTATCCTAGTGCAATTGCCATTGCAATACCGCCATCACCTGATTCTGGTAAATTAGTAAGACCGGAACCATCACCAGTTACTGCGGTGGCAGCTAAAGTACCTGTAACTAAAACACCAGTGGTACGTATGGCTAGTTTTTCGCTTCCTTGATAATACAACTTTGCGGATTTAGTTGCACCCGGCGACATATCAAATGTAAGATTGCCATTCGCCTTGTTGCGAAATGCATAATTGTCTGCTTTAAATATATTGCTGTTAGCACCACTGTCATGTACAATAGTTAAGTCACTGTCAGCACCAAACACTGCAGCATCATCATCTGCAAAGGTAATGTTGTTTCCGTTTGTGTCTAATGCACCACCAAGTTGCGGTGTAGTATCCTCTACTACATTAGCTATACCTGCACCTGCAGTTACTTGTGCATCTACATACGCTTTAATTGACTGTTGTGTAGCAAGCTGCGTAGCACTATCAGAAGCCATGTTATCTTCGTCAAGTACAGCAGTACCACTAACACCTGTGTTTAATACGGCAGATGTTAATGTTTTATTTGTAAGTGTCTGTGTACCTGTGAGTGTAGCTACAGTGCTGTCAATAGCAATGTCGTTAGCATTAGCAGTAATACCAGTACCACCTACTACATTAAGAGTAGCAGAACCTGAAGTTGCTCCTCCCGTTAATCCATCACCAGCAACTACTGCAGTTATATCGCCCGCACCTAGCCCCGCTGTTTGTGAATCAACGTAGGCTTTAATTGACTGCTGAGTAGCTAGGTGGTCTGCAGAATCAGATGTCATTGCATCTTCATCTTTAATAGAAGTTCCACTTATTGTACCGTTTAATACAGCACTTGTCAATGTTTTATTTGTTAGTGTTTGTGCGCCTGTAAGAGTAGCTACTGTGCTATCAATAGCAAAGGTTACTGCCTGTCCTGTGGCAGATGTATCAATACCTGTACCACCAGTAAGTGTAAGAGATTGACTATCTAAATCAACAGCCGCTGTACCTGTATCTGCCGCTACATCTAAGTCTTCTGCAGTAATCTGTGCAGCCACATAGTCAACAACAGCAGCAGTGGTAGGTAGGCTAGTATCGTTATCGCTAGAAGCAAGACCTTCAGCTTCAGTCACAATTGCTGTAGCTTTAAAGTTGTCTACCTCTACATTAGATACAGTATTGCTGTCTACATCAATTGTTTTATTAGTAAGTGCTTGTGTTCCTGTTAGAGTAGCAACTGTGCTATCAATAGCAAATGTAACAGCATTACCAGAACCGCTAGTATCAATACCAGTGCCGCCAGTAAAAGTAAGTGTTTCACTATCTAGGTCAATACTTAATGCACCGCCTGTGTCTGCCTGAAAGTCTAAGTCTTCAGCAGTGAGTTGTGTGTCTACATAGGCTTTGATAGATTGCTGTGTAGCAAGGGCTGTGGCACTATTAGAAGACATATCGTCTTCATCAAGAATTGTTCCTATAGAAGAACCGCCGCCAACAGCCACACCACCAACATTCAAGGTTCCAGCAAAATGACCATCTTTAAATTGTTTAGAAGATGAACCTAAATCAATGTCGTTGTTTGTAGTAGGCTCAATAATACCATCCTTAACCACAAACTGTTCTGTCGATGTGCCTGACACATCAATGTTAAACTCAACCTGATTATTTGTGTCATCCACTACAACTTTGTTTAGGGGCGTAGCAACACCGGGGTCTCCAATCAAACCAATGACTGGACCTTCACCTGCACTACCATCGTGTGAGTGGCCTGACGTGTTTGCAAAAGCATTTACTAGCTGATTAAATTCATCGTTAAAGTCTGATGCTTGGATAATATCGCCATCAGCAAACGAGGACTGTCTAGTATAACTTGCCATATTTTATCTCCTTGCCGCCGCTTCAAACTCTAACTGAAAACCTTTCAGCGAGTAAGGGGCTGACGTACCCCTATCATTAACACGAAGTGCTACCGCAAATCCTGAACCTTCAATTGGCTGTCTAACCAATGGGTTTGACTGACCACCATATGTAGCAACACCGAAGACAGACGAACCATAAATAGCTACCGCTGTTGTAGTATCAAATGGATATGCTGCAGGTCTAGGTACATTAGGCGATTCATAATCATACCTTACAAACAAATCTGCATTCACTGCAGCTTCAGGTGCATAGTTTAGAATTACACGCTGAAACGATTTACGGATACCCGCATCACCCATAGTCAAATCAGGTGAACGATACTTACCTGTTACATTGTTACCATCAAAGTCTTGGCCTTGTTCTTGGCGATACACGTAGCCATCAAAACCGCCATGCAGTACAATAGTTTCACCCTGTACGTGTACAAAGTCTGTAGAACTAGGTGCTATACCACGTAAGTCAGAGTATTCATATGTATCCCCCTTACGTACCGCAATAAGACCTTTAGTATTTCCCCTTGTAATATTTGCATCAGAGAAAAATATTCTATACTGTGTCTTATCTGGAATAACTACACTGTCAAATTCGTCTACGTTACTTAGGCCAGTAAAGCGTTCTTGCACTTGCCGACTAATTGTACCAAGTTCAACGTCACCAATTCTTTCCGTACCAGCGACTGTGCGCAGTCCGTCTGGACCTAAGAATACCAAGTCACCTGCAAATTCTTGAATAGTAAAACCGTTAAGGCATCCTATTTCTCTAGTAACTGGTTGAAGAACAAAGTCAGCAATTGTATTGCCTACTAATTTAAAGATACGTTCTTCGCAGAAAATATAGAGTGATTCACGAAAAGGAAACAATCCAGTGATTACACTATCTACCGCAATAGAACCTGCGCCATTAGCTGCGGTAAAGTCATCGTCTGTGTATGGGGCAGAAAAAATTACTTCTTCCGGGTTAGCACTGTGTCCCGCAAGAAATACTGCATTCTTATATCCAGTAACAAATGCAGGGTCTGTAGGTGCGCCAGTTCCAGTTAAGTCTGTTACTGTAGTGCCATCGTACTTAGTTGCCCGATTAGCCCCATCTGCCCATATAATAAAGTCTGTGCCGCCTAGATTATAACGAAAGTGCGTGTATTTCTCGGCATTAGTTCTGCCTGTATCAATCTGTGTCCAGCTACCAGTCTTGCCAGCTTCATGTATTTTGCCACCACGTGCCGCAATAACTTTACTGTTAAAGTGTGCGCACATAAGAACTTTTTCACTAGCAGAAGCATCTTGTGGTACAATATTACTATTCCACTTTGTGTACCCAGAGATACGTCTGTAGCCACCTTGTACGTCAGGCTCAAAGTTTTCTAGTTCAAGAGCCATCCCCGGTTGCATAACAAAGGTAGATTGGTCTAGAACCAAGCCGCCCTGACAGGCAAATACGAAGGGACTGAGGCCAGATTCATCTGCCATTTATACCACCTAAAATCCAGCTACGTTAATGCCATACCTTTGTGAGTGTGGAATGTATGTTGACCTCACGTAGTCTGTTCTGTTCAACAGAATTGATTGCATATGTTTAATGCCCTCTTCAAAACGGGCAAAGTTAATTCCATACTGCTGTGACTCACCACGATACTGATAGCCGTATGCAGTAGCCCCATCCACAATTGTTTGCCTAAACTGTTCTGGTATTGTAGGTACATCTGTAGCATTTGCTAATGCTGTAGGCCGACTAAAATACTCAAACTTTAATTCATAAGTATTGTCAGGGTAAGGGTATAAGCCGTAGTTATTATCTGGTGTGCGGAATACATACAATGGTACACCACCTACACCTGTTGTTGATTCTTGGTCAACATATCTGTCAATATATTCTTTGTAATCAATAATTCGTAAAGTATTACCTGCAACGCCAAGAGTATTATCTTTGCTAATGCGGAATGTTTCATAGTCTACCGACTGAGTACCCGCAGGTATAGTGTAACGAGTTTGATTTGCTACCAAAGTAACAGTGGCTGTATTATGTGTAAAAGGCCAACCAAACTCACGTGAGTTAATATAATTAATGGAATCATTTACTGCATTTTTACATTGAATCTGAAATCCACGTGCAGTTGCAAATGTAGCGGTAGTAAGTTCCACCTCATTCATTCGGTTCAATACATCGTTGGATAGTCCAAGATAATCATATGCCATAGTAAATCCTTACATGAAAAGAATGAAGGGGCAAGTTGCCCTGCCCCCTCACGTTATTTAGGCAAGAGCGTCACGGTCTACTTCATTAGCAGAAGTATCACCTTGGTCACTGATGTCCATCATTACAGCGTAAGCACGTAGCTTACCTGCTGTAAATGACGCACCACTACCAGCCAATACAAAGTCAATTGTATC